CCCGTCTTTCGCAACATACTTGCTATACCACTCTTTATAAGTCATATCGGCAGGCACGTACTCAACTTTACCTGTCTCTGGATTCCTTGCTCTGCGCTTCAACTTGCTGTAGTCTGCGTCCTCATCGTATCCGACAGTAGTAGACCTACACCAAGGGTGCATAGGCGGACAATTGACACCAGGGACAGCCTTATCCCTATCATAGACCTGATTGTCATGCTCCTGACAAATGCGTGATGTACGCTTGTCTAAGACGGCCACAAAGATATACTTTTCTATGTCTGCTTCTTCATAGCTGAGTAGCTCCATCTGGTTATGAAAAAAGGCGGATTCTGTTCGAACCAAACGCCTTGCATCGTTCTGACCTACATTGAACCTCTCAGCAATTGCTTGTGCAGTTTCTCGTGTATCTCTGCCTGTCATGAGGCTAATGAGGAGTTCATCTTTTATGCTGGAAGTAAGTTTTCCTGTATTCTTCCAGATGTCTGTTGAGTACGTACTTCCATCTCCTACCCAACTAAAAGACTGTAGATGTTTAATCTCGTTCTCAGGAAGCCCAGAAAAGCCATATGCTAGTCCTGTCTGCTGTTGTAGGTCAAAGGTAGCCTTGTAGTAACTATCCTTCATCAGGTCGCTATAAAAGGCATCTGAGCCTGTCTTCTCCGAATGATAGATAGATTCACGCATACGATCTAAATCGTCGCTCAAACGCTCTAGGCGCTTCATGCGGAAAGAATAAGCTGGGCTGTCTAAGTCAGCTAGTAATCTTTGGATGTTCGGGTCATTCGGTCTCGCTTCAAGTACTTTACGAAGTTCATTCAGATTTTTCTTGTCTTTCATGTTCTTCAAGACTTGTCTAGCTTCTACCTGACTTAGACCATAATCACGTTGGAATTTATCGAAAATCTTATTGATTTCCTTATCCAAGTAAGTCTTAGCTTCCTGATAGACCTTATCGAACTGGTCTGCCTGCTTTTCGGCCTTGTCCATCTGCTGGTAAATCAGATTGGCTTTCCTCTTCGCCCAATACTCCTGATTCTTCATCCTCTACCTCGTCTTCGGGTTTCGTGTTGTCTTTGTTGAACATCGGCATGTCTTCCATGTTCTTCTTTTTCTCTTCTTCCAAGGCTTCCAGCTCAGCGTCAGGGTCTTCCACAAACGGCAAGAGAGAAATAAGCTGTCTATTGGTCACTTTGCCTTCCAAATTGTTCACAATCTGAGAGATTTCTAATAAGTTCTTAGGCAAACCACGACTGAATTGTGGAACGATTGAATGAGACTCTAAAGCAATCTGCTTCATGCCTAAGTAATGAGCAAAAATCGCAATACGCTGACGCAATCCTCGCTTATAGTTCGCTTCCTTGGTCTTAGTAATCATCTCAAGGCCCATCAGCTTAAATTCCATGGCTACGCCTGATGTATTCCCTGCGAAATTCTCATCAGTCAAATTAGGCACATGGCTAAATGTGTAGATGTCCTCTTTAAGAGCTGTACGCAAGATTTCAGTAGCACTTTCGTCCAGCGTATTCTTCAAGAACTCAGCCCTTGCACTATCGCCCGGCAATTCCAAAAGACCTTCTTCAGAAAGAATCTTCATTGCTACCTTAGCGTCTTCTGGAGTGTCTGCTAACTGCGTGCCATACAAGACAAGTATAGACTCTACAGCCTGTTCCTTATCATTGACACGATTCCCCATCAAGGAATTATAAGCGTCTATCAAGCTAATTTGTTGCTCGTAGTCGCCAATCGCAAAGTGATTATTGCGATACTCGATAATTGGGATTTGACCAAGGTTGTGAGGTGTTGCCTCCTCGCTCTGAGTTGTTCCTGAATCTGTACTTCTCAGCACCATGTGATAGTGCAGATTTTCGGTAAAGACCTCAGCCTGGTGCTTGGTAGTGTCTTTCGTATCGTCTTTTACTTCATAGTAATAGACCGCAAACAAAGGCTTCCGCTCAATACTATCATCGTAGACCATGAAAGTATTCTCCGGATCAATACTAGTTGAATCCAACTCAGTCATACCCTCTTTAGCATAGATGTACTCGTAAGCACGGCCGTAGATAGCCATATTTAGTGCGTTCTGCGCATCCACTTGGTCAATCTCAGCACCATCAAAGGCTGTAAGTAGTTCATCAATATCACCGTCAGCAGTATTGTTATACTTGATAGGATTGCCCATAAAATAGCCCGTAGCCGTGTCTGCGATATCCTTGGCATGATTAGCTACCGTCTTGTAATTGGGTGCGTTCACGTTGCGTCTCGTGTGTTTTAAGATAGCATGCTCGCCCATGTAGTAGCTTTTAAGCTTCTTCAAATGTGAACTTTCAGTGTTATGTATCGTTATCAATTTGTAAATCAGGTCTTTCTTCAAAGAACCCTCATCATATCCATCCCGTGGATAGGTTAAATATTGGTACATGTCTTTCCTCTCTATAGACCATAATCAGAACGTCTGCGGACGGTTGCTTTCCCACCTTCGATACATTGAAGGCTGTAACGCAAAGCGTCCATCAAGTGGTTGTTTTTATCCTCTGGTTTATTCAACCAGTTGCCTTCTTTATCTCGCTGGTAGCAGTAACTATAAAATTCATCCATGATGTTTTTACAATCTGGATGCACATAAATAGCGTATCCTTGCAATTTGGATACACCTGCCATAATACTATCCTTACCTTTCCGACTCTCTTTTATTCTAGATATGCCATGTTCTGACCTGAGCTCTTCAATCAGTCGTAATTCAGCGCTATCAGCAATGATTTGTGAGCGATGATAACCTTTGTCCTTTATCATCTTCGCAACTTCTTTGGTTATCAATCCGACTTTATACGCCTCATCAAAGACATAAATCTCTTTCGTCGTGTCATTTATCAACGAACAACACAAAGCAGTTGGATCATGAGTAAAACCAAAGTCAAGACCGATACATAACTTATTAGCTGAATCTTGTAGTAATTCATCTTTATTGAAATCCTTGACAGTCACGTTTTCGTAGATTAAACCTTCAGCAACTCCCCATTCGCCATCACAAACGATTCTAGCACGTCTGGGGTTCGTATGATACAAATCCTCATAGCGTTTGATATCGACTTCATCAAGCCACTCATTGCATTTGTAAGTGGTTGTAGTAGCGAATGTGTCAGCCCGTCTCGTCTCTTCATCGAAGAATACACGCTTGAGCCAATGCCTCTCATTCCACGGGTTAAATGTGACTGTGATTTGTTTAAAGAAATCAGGTACATCTAAGCTACCACGGATAGACTCAACAACCGTGCTGAACTTGTCTTCAGTCTCAATTTGATATGCTTCCTCGAACCATGCCCAACAAAGACTGCCGACATCGACCGTGATAGATGTGATTTTGAGTTCATCATCCAAACCACGGAATAGGATTTTTTGACCAGTCGCTTTTATGGTTATTTCAGGCAAAGACTCATTGAATTTAAACAAATGAGTCACCCCCAACACATTACACGCCCATTTAAAATCCGTATAAGTTGATTGCTTATTTGTATTCGAATACCTACGAATAACAAGCAAGTTGGCCCAGGAATATTTCAAAAGACGGACAACATAGTTTAAAGCGGTTGTCTTGGACTTCTTCGAACCACGGGACCCTTTGACTACACGATAAAGACTTCTTGAGCGCCAGAACTGTCCGTACCCAGCTCCTACTGTCTTAGGTAAGTCAACGACAATATCGTTTTGCTTAATCTGGTATGTCTGACTCATTTGCAAACACCACCGTTCCAGAAACATCCGCCTCTACCTTATCCGTCCAAAGCCTATGCCGTTTACCAAGAAGTTCAGCCGCCTTGATTCTATCTTTAGCTCCTACATCTATATCCGTAATCGTCTGCCCTAGTTCTCCAATGCTTATCAAGGTCTGTTCTTGCGTCTCTCCTCGCATGACTGAAGTTAGATAACCTAAGACCTCTTGCTGATCCGCAATCTTTTCAGAATCAAGCTGTTTCAGTCGTTCATCTATATAGCTTTTAATCTTAGGATTCTTTAGTAACTTATGTCCTTCAACGCCTGCCACTCTATCACTAGAAACACGATAACCTGCTTTCTTATAGGCTTCCGTCGCATTACCTGAGATGATGTACTCATCTGCAAATCTCTTTTGTTTTATTCTCAATCCACTCAATTTTCCATCACCACCTTTCAAACAATCAAAAAAGCCACACGATGTGCGACCTTCTTGCAAGGCGACTACTACCTTGCGTGCGTATTAAATTTTGACTTCTTTTTTATTTTTTGTAGTCTTTAAAACCTCTGAGGGAATCAAACCCTCTAGCTTATAACTTATCCGGAATATAATTAGCTACGCAATCATGCGAGGTCCAGTCGCTTCCGCAACCATTTTTAAGTTAATGAGTGATAGGAGTTAATGAGTGATATGTGAATCCCCACCCAGAAGATTTAACTCATTCTGGGACACAAACACTCAAAGGAGAGGGGAGGACTTGAACCTCCAAGGCCATTACAGCCCCCTGACATTACAGGTAACCATCTACCAATTCTGAGACCTCTCTTTTCAATTCTTGATACTACCATTCTAACAGATTTTTAGAACCGTGCTGTTCCAAAAAGTCCCATAAGCTCACTATGAGGTTAGATAACTTCTTCCAAAGCTAAGACCGCCTCATTTTTTAACCTGTAGTAGGTTGTACGACTCATATTCAAATCATAACAAACGCTATCAGCGGTGCCTTTGTTGATGTAAGTCATTCTTAATACTGCCCTGTACTTTGGATTTTTAAGCCTATTGATCATTCTACCTAATTCAAGTTTTCTGTTAATGACCTCTTTAGTATCCTGCTCTATAGCCTCTTTCATCACTACCAACTGAGTATAGACATCATCAACTTTTCTAGTCTGTCCACCTTGGACTTTAACCTCGGACCATTTAGGGCTTGAGAGCAAACCTGCCTCAAGCTCGTTAATTTCGTCTATACGGCTTTGGATGTCCATGTCCAGATCCTGCAACTCTTTCAAGAGCTCTTTAGCCTTGTTCACTCTCTGTCTCCTTTGTGATATAATAGTCTTTGCGAGAACTATTAGCTGAGGCAGAGAGTGTCTTGGCTTTTTTTAATGCTTAAATTCGTTGACCAGGTCCCGGATAAAGAACTTCCAATCAGATTCTCTAAACGTCAAGAAACGATCTGTAGTAAAATTTCTAAGTCTTTTATAGAAAAGCATCTTTAGTTGGATTGACTCACCAACACTCAGTAAAATACCGGGGAAGCGATGTACTGAATGCACTCTATTTCCGTATCCAGAAATATCTAAATGTATTAACGTTTCTGGATATATGCGCCCCATACTAGCTTCAACTCCGAACTCAACCTTAACTTCTTCTACAATTGGAACTTCGTCAAAAATTGGTCGTGCAGAAAATATTGGCGACGGCGTTTCTTGTTTTTTTCTTCTTCCTGAATATGGATATTTACAAGGTCTCATTATTTAGCCTCCTCCTTATTTTCTAAAACGGCATCCTGTATAAAAGTATTGCCAATTTCATAGTGCTTGTATTCATTTGCTGTCACTTCAAACCTTTCTTCAACTTGCTTATTGCCTGCATATCCTGAAATGACCAGAATGTATTTTCTTTTGGTTCTGGTTGGCACAAGTACCGAACTTTTACCATTTATAACAGGTATGAACGTTGTGTGAGGTTCATCAATGTACTTATCTACCACTGTCCCACTCGAAATCTGGTGACATGCTACGAGTAAGGATGCGAATAAAACAATACATAGGATTTTAAAATATCTCACTCGTTGACCTCCAAAAACTCTAGATTTTCGTAGATGTTGCCAAGCACTTCAGATTCATCAATTTCAGACCACAAACGCACTGCGACACTGCCAGTATCAATAACCCAAGACCCTTCAAGAACCTTTACAACTCCTACATAATCTTTCTCATATTCATAGAAACCGCCAATTTCGTCAGCTCTACCCAAAAATCTAGTAGTTCGTACAATATCGCCTTCAAAGATTTCCTTTCCGTTCTTGTCTCTGAGTCCTGTTGATTGCATGAGTTCGATTTCATCAGTATAAGCTGTAATGTAATCATTCATTAAAGTATCGTTTAACTCAAATTCTTCAATCTCGCTATCCTGAAAAAACATACATTTGACTGACATCAGTCTACCTAATTCATGATGCCACACTCTAAATTTCGGTATCATGCCAAATTCTCCTTCTGTTCATCCCCCTAAATTGCTAAATGCGACTTCCCATCTATAATCACCATACTTCAATACAATGTCTTTTAAAATTTTCCCTTTTGAAATTTCGATTTCTTGAGTGAATTCCAAGCCCTGTTCAAATGTAAAGATTTTAATGTCAACATTAAATTTTTCAGAGATTTCTATGTAATTGTCTGGGATAGCGCGCCATGCCTGCGTAAAATTATTAAGCTCGATGATAAGAAAATCATCATCAAGATGAATTTCAAAACTTTCACCGTCGATAAAAGCACGTTTTGTGCCATTGATGTAAAAATAAGAGTTTGATGAAGTGAAAATGATTAGCTCACCATCTGTATCTTCTTCGATTGTGACATCACCAGCAGCTTCAAACATATATTTCAAAGCCGATTTAATATTTTCTGCATGTCCTCTTAGTTTAATTGTTCCTTCTGCAAAATTTGGCATCTTTATTCTCCATAATACTCTTCTTTAACAAACACCCCGTCAATCATCTTACCTTTGCAGTCCTTGATGACTTCATAAGTTTCTTCTAAGCAACTTTCAGCTGTTTGTGTCATCACTCCACCTCCTCAATCTCAACACCTTCACAATCGAACACCCATCCGAGGCCAGCTTCTTCTAGTTCTTTTTGAGTACCTTTATAATTCCTAGCTGTTATATCTTGACTAAAATAAAGAGTACTCCCTGATTGCGATTTGACCAAAGGCTGCCTATTTTTTAAAGTCACCAAATACCGCTTCTCTTCCTCGACCTCGTAGCCATCAAGCCATGCTCTAGCTACTAAATCAAATGGTCTTTCTTGCATAAACCATTTTCTAACTTCATCGTTCGTGAAATCAAATTCGAATAATTCTACCACGTCTTTACAAGCTTTTCTAGCTTCCTCAATCCATTCAGCCACAAACCGCGGAACTTTGACTTTTTCACGTTCAACCATACCCTCAATTTTACCTTGCTCGTAGCCCTCTCGCCATTTTGCACGGCTAAAATCCTGTTCAAATTCGCTCATGATAGCCTTTAACCAAACCTCTCTATCATGCAATGGCAATTCTCGCAATCGTGCTAGTATGTTCTTTACGTAGCGTGGAGCTTCATCTGCGTAACCTATTTCGGATTCGTCTAGTTGTTCCAAGTCTTGCAGAAAAATTTGACGAGCTAGTTCTGCTCCTTCAGCATTCCATACACCCTCAAGTTTTTTATATTTCTTAATCAATTCATTAAGTTTCATCTTCGCTTCCTCTGTAAATCAAATAAACTGCAATAACTAACTGAGACATGCTTGGCGAATAGCCAACCCAATCATCAAACTCCTTAGATTTTGGCAACCAACCCTTAGTAGCTCCCAAATCATAGTCGGTAGGCTTTTCATCAGCGAAGATGCATTCCATCGCTCCCATAAACGTCATACCATCTTCTGCCATTTCCCAAAAATAGTCCGCCCGGTCTTTCACTGCTTGTGGTAAATCTTGCTTGGGAGGTTGCGGCTTCCCGTCTTCTACCGTCCAGTTGTATACTTCATTAACTTTTTGCTTTAACTCTTCCATCATCTTCCAACTCCTCCGCTTTCCGTCTTAATTCTCATATCAGCCTCCTAAGCATGGACTACTGGGAAATGAATATCACCAATCACTAGAGAGCCCACGCTATAATAATAGCCATTATGTTCTGCCTCACAGTTAGCGATAGCTACAGGATTTTGATTGTGGAAGATGGTTACTTTGTTTTTATAACCCGCTCCCCAATGGTCAGGGATTTCTTCCTGTTCTCCAATTTCAACATTAGTGATTACAGCGTCAAGTGAAACATTTTGAAACTCCCCACCTGCTGAGGCACAGCAATCACTTTCAGACATTTCAATAGTGACTTTTGTCCCATCTTCAAGTAGTAAAAAATCTTTATCCCATTCCACGATACGCTTATAGAGCAACAGCTCTTTTAGTTCTTCTAATGTTCCGTATCTTGCATTTCCCCAATCGGGTTCATAATAGTCTGGTAGTTCGATAGTTTTTGTCATCTTAATTTCCTCATTTCTTCAAATACTCAGTCATAATCTCGCCTCATGCGTTCCATTCCATGACCTCCACCTCTACCTCTATGCGAGGGTTTAAGCTGTAGAACTTGCCTACATCATGCAGAGCTATCTGACCGTCGTCTTGGAATACGATCCCTGACATACTGTCATATAGGGCTTTTTCGTAGTTGTCAATGTCAGGCTTTTTGCCTACTGGGATGATTTCATCTAGGAGGGCCTGCTGGTTCTTCTTGACCTTGGAAATGTACTGAGGAGGTTTGATATAAAATCTAAGCCGTGCCCTCAAAGCTCCCTCAAGGATAGGCTGACCCATGTACTGATTAGCAATGAGCAGCTGGCAATGATTGCGCCATGTTTTCATATCCTTGTCTTCGTAAGTTGTGGTAAAACTCCCACGTCTTGCAAACCTTGGCCGTGATTGAGGTTTAGGCTCAATGTTCAGGGTCAATTTCATTCAAGAGCCCCCTTAAATCCTGCCATCTCAAAGAGATTTTCTCTGTTTTCGTTTACGAACTCAAAGAATTTTTTAACCTCTTGTAGCGTCTTGATGTTGCTCTTGACCCGTGTTAATGAGGTGAAAAATACATCATTTTTGGGAATTGCCTTAACTTTGCACTTGTAGACCGGTTCAAAAAGGTCACCATTGTCATCTAGTGTAGGAGCCGTGTCTTTGTTATCAAAGCTAATGCTCATATCATAGTTTAGAGTCGTAACGACCTCTATTTTTTGTTTCTCAATGATGATAGCAATACGTTCTGTCGCATTGATTTTACTTGCCATGTTCTTTCTCCTGTTAAAAAAGTGTCGTTTGCAAAGGGTACACATCTTCAAACGGTACTCCAAGTCTTAGACAGTCTCGTTTGATGTCCAGTGTAGAGATGACGTACTTGACGCCGTTGTTTTTCTTGTCATAGTGTGGAAAAGTGTACCCGTCATTTTCAATTTTGGTTTTAATGTCCGTTTTGGTTTCAGGTTTCCAATCCACCCAATCCGTCCACTCCATTCTTGTCCTCCTCAAACTTTACAAACGTTAGCCAGTGTGTGGTGCCTCTTTGCTGACCAAATAAGGGCTTGAATGGTATCACCTCTAGTAATTTCTTTACATTTATCTGACGGTCAGACCATTTAAAGACTAGTGTGCCGCCAACTTTTAGAACTCTCAGACATTCTTCAAAACCCTTGGCCAAATCTTCCGACCAGGTAACTTTGTCCAGCTGTCCATACTGAGCTTTCATTATCGAATTAGGTCCAGCCCATTTTAGATGTGGTGGATCAAACACAACTAGATTAAATGTGTTGTCTTCAAAAGGCATGTCACGAAAATCACCGATAATATCAGGGTCTACATTGACCTTTTTGTCATGTATCTCAAATGTTTCTTGCCTAATGTCCATAAAAATTGTGTGACTTTCGTTTTTATCAAACCAAAACATACGACTGCCACAGCAAGCGTCAAGAATTTTAATTTTTGACATATATACCTCCTAAAACGGCAAACCGTCATTTGGGAGGTCAAAGGGGTTAGGATCGGTAAAAGGTGAGCTATTCCCATTTTGGAAACTGTTGCCTTGTCCGTGCTGACTGTTGCGACTCTCTAGCAGAGCTACACTCTCAGCGATTACTTCAGTCACATATCGACGCTGACCGTCTTTCTCGTAAGACCTAACTTGTAAGCGCCCAATGATCCCAATAAGTGAGCCCTTGCTGCAATACTGAGCAATGATGTCAGCTGTACCTCTCCAAGCTTGAAAATTGATAAAATCAGCCTCACGCTCTCCATTTTCGTTTTTGAAATTGCGATTGACTGCAAGCGTGCCCTGTAAACTAGATACATTATTAGGCGTTTTTCGTAGATCAGGAGGCGCTACAAGCCTCCCAACCAGTGTGACGTTATTGATCATCTGATTTGTCCCCCTCTAGTGCTACGCTCTCCCAAGAGATACCCTAAAAACATCCATAGGATAGCCATCCCAATCTCTTTGATAAAATCATTCATTATTTCTCTCCTTTGCATTCATAACATACATTTTGACCTACATCTTTTCCCTTGATTATTGATAAGCTACCACATTTCTCACAGCTGATTATGAAACCTAAACCATTTGAATTAATACTGCTTATATTGTTCTCTGAGGGAACTTTGTAAATAATCAATGCGGATGTATGCCAATATTCAGCACTGACTCCACTGTCAGCGACAGCAGACACATTTGATTGAAATTTGATGTCAATCAACTTAATACCTGGATTTTCGGCAAGCCAGCTATTTATTTGGTCGTCAATCGCCTCATGATGTGGATAATCACATGAAAAAAATACGGTTTTAATCATATTCCCCTCCTGGATTGTGCCACCAGATCATCAGGTCTTCCTGATTATCTCTGATGTACTGCTCAAATATTTCAAAGTGGACGATAGCATGTTTTAAGCGTTGCATACCCTCTCCAGATTTTGAGCAAAAGCTGAAAACTTTAAAGACAGGCTCAATCATGTCAATAATTTCTACGACTTGGCCATTGAGGTTCCAGACGCTATCCTCTCCCACATTGAAATCAAGGATAAACTCATCCCCTAGGTTGTGGATAACCTGCAATTTCTTGCCGTCCGAGTAGATGGCTACGCTGTCAGATATTTTTCTGATGTCCATGGTTACCCTCCCCATTGACTCTGGAGAAATATCCCAAGATTTTTCTATCTCCAATTTCCTTTTTTCGCCATACAGAGTCGCTAATAGGTCCTCTATTTTTCCTATTAACTCATCAGGCACCCCATATTCAGCCAATTCTTCTGAAATTTTTTCAATTTCTGTCATACTTACCACCCACATTGTTCATTTAGCTCAGCCTGAGTTAATGGATCGATACGTTGATAACCGCTGACTTGATAGTTCTTTTTAAAATCAAATCCGAGTTTACTTAGACCAGCCTTGAAACAGTCTTTTTCGGCTGTGTCTACAAAATACACCTCTAAAGTCATTTTTTGGGCATATCGTTTTAGGTCATTTTCAGCCCCTCTAAGAGCGTTAGGCTCATTTTGGAGGATTTGTCCACCGTCCAAGATTTTGCCCGTTTCTGGGTCAAAATTTGGGGTTTCCGTTGATTTTGGAGCCTGTTCTTGCTGTTTGGTTTGTTGGGCTGCTAAAAGTTCCTGACTTTCTCGCTCTGCTCGTTCTTGAGCCTGTCTGATTTCTTCCTTTTGCTTTTCAAACTCATAATCAGCTTTGATTTGTCCAAAGACTTCAGCAAGAGTCAAGTCTTTCAGCTGTCTAATGTAAGGTGAGTCAGTCATGCCATACTCAGCACATAACCCTGAAATAGCTGACTTGGCTTTTTCAAATTCTTGTTGTTTCTGAAATTCAAATGTGACCATGTCATCAAGTGACTTCATAGTGGCTTTTTTAAGCGTCACGCCATCTGCCATAAAATCGCTAGCTTTGACATACTCAAGGGCCTTTTCATCAAAGAGACGAGGATCCAGCATGTACTCAGCTGATTTGTTGGCTAGGTAGCCTTTGACTGTGTCAATTCGGACAGCCTTTTGATGTTCTTCAAACTCTTTGACATCACCAGCAATTTTGGTAATGATGTCTTTTAGAGGCTGGATGGCATTCTTGACATACTTGTCAAATTCATCAGCTGGTTCAGATAAGACTTTCTTATTCCTGATCCGTTCATCAGAAACCTGCTTGTCTAATTTTCGTAGATCGGCAAGTGTCTGCTTGTCATCCTTGATAGTTGCAGCCGTAACCGTGTAATTTTGATACTTTGCTACAACCTCATTGATATTCTGCTCAAATTTCTCACGGTCAATGATTTCAACCTGTGCTTGTGTTACTTTTACCTGTAATTCTTGCATGTTGTCCTCCTAATATTCAAGTTCACCGTCTAGCAACTCGCCCTGGATTGGATCCTCATTTTGAGTAGGTTCAGGATCTGCATGATTTGCCTCTTGCTCTTTGTTGAATTGATCAATCTGAGCCATCTTGCGTGCTACGACATCCTCACGGCTCTCTTGAGGTGTGACGTCTTTGATTGCGTCAAATGTATCTCCACCATCGATGTCTGTATACATGTTCCCAAGTTCGTCAGGGAAAGCCTCTCTAAGAGTCTGCACTAGAGCTGTTTTTCTGATCATAGTGGCTGGCATTGATTTCCAAGTGCTCCGTGGATTGCCATTTCTGTCTGTTTTGACATACTCATTAAAGTCAACTGTGACCTTATATCTGTGTGAACGGTCTTTACGATAGACAACGGCCCAACCACCTATTAGAATGTCCTCAGGTAATTTAAGAGAGCCCTCAATCTCTATCATTTCTCCATTTCTCATGACAGTAATTCCAGCCTCAAAACCATCATATCCCTCACAACGTTCAGCACGTTTCATAAATGCCTCTTTTGAGACAATCAAGCTGAACTCTGTGCCGCTATTGTTTTGATAGGCTACAATGTAGACCTCGTTAGCAAATGGGTTAAGATTGCGACCTTTACACAAGGCTAGAGCCTGACCTACTTGTTTTTCAGTCAGTAGGTTTTGTGGGTCAAAATACTTTTTGATGTCTGCCCCAGTCAATAAACTTGGATCAGTAGTGATGTCACGTTTTATCTGTGTTGCTAATTGATTATTAGTCATCTTGTTTTCTCCTATGTGTTCATGTCAATTCTGCGTCTAGACTTACTATTTAAGTCATCTAATTCATTTTTGTAATCTTGAATAAGTTGCAAATTCCGGTCAATGAAGCGTTCTACAACTTGACCTAGAAGTTCTTGTGTTGTCACGCCTCTCAATTCAGCAAGAAGTCTGATATATTCTTTTTGTTTTTCAGAGATCTCTGCTCTTATGAACGACTTTCCTTTATTGGTCATCTGCGTCATTTTTTTCTCCTTTAGGCTAGCAATCTCCTACATAGATCCATTGACCAGCGCTGAAAATCCAATCAGCTGGGTCAAGTTCTTCTCGTTCTTCAGGCGGTTGCATTATATCTCTGTCATAATTAAACATGAGCATACACCTTCCCAAGCTCCAGAACTCGTTTCACATATCTAGCCTTGGATGTTAGCCCAAGATCCAGCAATTCGTTTTTTTCTTCATGATTGGCCAAAAGCCAGACACGGTTTTCAATTTCAATCTTTGTCATCTTCCTGCTCCACCTCTTCAATTTTCACTTCGCTATTTAGACGTTTCATGGCTTCATCTACCGACTTGCCGCCCAGGACGTCCTTGAGCATGTGGCTTACATCGTGCATTGTTTGAGCCTTCGCCTTGCTTCTTTCAGTCTCTGGCATCAATCCGACATCTTGTAGAGCCAGAAAGGCTAAACTGACATCGTGCATTTCTTTCTGAAGCTGTTTGATTTTTTTGATTGTTTTTAGTGCTTTAAACATATTGTTCTCCTTTTATTCTCCTACTTTCCAAATTCGGCAACGTGACTCAATTTCTGGTAGTTTTTCATTTTGATAAACCCAATCGTTACCATGAACACCTGATGCGATGTAAGATATAGATTTTAAATAATCAATCGCTTCTTCTTTTATTCCAAAAACTCTTGCAATATAGTCTTGGTGCCCCGTCGGTAAGAAATCACGTCCAATCAAACTGAAATCCTCGTTTCCAGTTTCAGTATTCTTGACATAAATCGATATAATGTACATCTACATTTCTCCTTGCAGTCTAGCCTTGATATCAAAGTTTTCTTTGTACTTGTAGGCAGCAAGCTCCTGCTTCAAGTCATGGTTTTCTTGCTCACGCATAAAGCGACGTTTGCGCTCTTCGAGAAGGTCATTGCTAACCTCAATAGCAACCTCTCTCCAGTCAAGGTTGACTGATTTAATAACACCTTCGAGTCTGAGTTTTAATTTAGTAAGTAATTTCATTAAGCTACGCCCTCCTCGTTAGATTGCTTGTTCATGCCTAAAATAATGTCATAGTACGAATGACCAGCAGGGATGACATAGCCTGTCAAATCATCAACTTGAGAACCATCTGCCATGATGTTTACAATCCGTGGCTCCCATTCCTTTTTTACTGTTTTCATGATATAATTACCTCGTAAAGTATTTTGCTTAGTCCCTCAATGGAATTGCCGTTCCAGAGGGGCTTTTGTTTTTATCCTGTCAAGTATTCCTGATTAAGGAACTTATTGATAAAATACTGTTGTCCTTTGCCTGTGACCTTTGGTGTCTTGTTCACAGTGATATGTCCATCTGCGTGTTGCACGTTTGTTTCCATGATTTCAAAGAGTTTCAAGTCCATGCTACGTTGGGTTGGCACGTTCCAATCTGAGCCTTTGCGCTTAATCAGGTAGCCATTTTCGCGCATCCAAGAAAAGAGGCGATTGGCACCGATTTTGTAGCCGTTTTGGCTAATGAGCTTGGCAAGTTCGCCAACCAAGATAGATGTATGGCTTGCACTTACTGCGTCTGCAAATAGCACCTTAGGACGGTCAGCCTCAATCTGAGCCTCTAGCTTGTGGACTTTCTGATCAGCCATGAGCAATGCTCTTGCCATGATTTTCTCAGGGCTATTAAAGTCTTTTTCTACTTGGATAAAGTATTGTCGGACTTGCTTGCCTCTCTCCGTCCGCTGGATCATAGCAATTTCCTTGGCCATGTCTAGCTTGATGATGTGGTCAGTAGCTTGTCGCCCTCCTGTACTTTTTCCCAAATTTGGGAGAAAGTCCTGACCTTCTGTAAATCCGTATTCCTTCATACGGTCAAACCATGTTGTATATCTTGAATTAACACCCAGCGCCTCATGTAGTTGTCTTCCTGACACTACTGGCTCCTGATTGTCATTCAGGGTTACGTTGATGAGTTCGTTCATAGTATTCCTTTTATTCCTTCCTCCTATTGAGTTACTTGAGAAGTATCATGAATGGCTTCATAGCTAAGACGCTTAAATTCTTCTAAGTCTATCTGAAAATTGATAGGCTTTTTTTGTAAACACTCAAGAAAACTAGTGTTTCTTAAAAGTTTTTCAACTAACTCAGGGTCGGCCTTTACAAAGGTGGACTCTTTTTTCCCACTATACGGATATCGTCTTGGTCTCATTTTTTCTCCTTTCCTATTTTTCAAAGTCCTAAAATTGAAATTTCTCTCTTTTATTTTTTAGAGAAGTATTAGTTTGTTGTAAGTTAGTAGTTATTACTAAGTTAGTGCCGTTAGGCTTAGATTATTGTATAGTTAGTACTTGTTGTATAGTTAGTACTTATTAGAGGGCAATTTTACACATGGCAATTTTACACATGGCAATTTTACACATGGCAATTTTACACATGGCAATATTTTCCAACTGTATTTTTAAACTCCGTTATCTGTGGATAACTCTTTCTCAAGATTAGTTTTTAGATACTCAAAGTAATCATCTGAAATAGGCATATCTGAAAAAAATCTATATACCGTTACGCCTTTACCTCTGCCTAACCCTAAGCGATATACTCTGAGATAGCCTGCTTTCTCTAAAAGCTTAAAGTGCTCATCTACGGTGCGCCTGCTTATTCCTAGACGTCGTGCAATCTCGTCAGGATACACAACCCAATCAGACTTATTCATCAAGATTACTGTAAGGATACCTATCGTTGTTGCCTTTAAACGTTTGTCTTGAGCATAAGCATTATTCAAAGATGTGTAATTCCCATGAGTATTCCTGATTATATACTGCATACCTCATATTTAATCCCCTTTCTCTCCACTTATTTTCAATCATTCTTCCCCATTTCTATTTTTTGTTACGGTTAAACCGCAATATCAGGTAAAAAAATAATATCATCTACTGATACATCGAAAACACTAGCGATTTGATATGCTTTCGAAACACTAGGCTCTGTTATCCCACGTTCCCAATGCCCCCATGTATCAACTGATACATTCACAGCTGCTGCCGCATCACTTTGTCTCCAGTTTTTGAGTGTTCTTAGTGTTTTTAATGTCATTTTCGACACGTTCCTACCTCCTTATTTTTCTATTTGTTCCTCGCAATTCTGCTATAATGTAGTCAGAAAGGAGGGAATGTTATGACTGATCACCAGCTAGAAACTTCTTTAATCGTCCTTGGCAAAGAATTTGATAGAACCAAGAAAAACGGAAAAGAAAGTTTTAGTGTTCATGTTTCTTTTTTTGATGGTTTAGATGCTAATCAGCATCTTCAAGAGTTTGCACGACAATATCCCGTAAAGATTGACCGTTCGAACTCTGACCAAATAACTTTTCTAATAAAGTAATATCGTTTAGAGGGAAGGGATTGGTTTCAACTCTATCGTTAAACGTTAAAACAACTTCACACTTCTCCAGATAATGATTGGTAAATTCCACTCGCTCAACTCCGTCGAGAAACATTCCATCGACGAATACAGCAGGGTGGTTTTTTCTTGCCGTCAACAATACATCATGCTCTGATGTATTTACTGATATAGTTCTGTTAGACGCCATTTGTTTGACCCTTTCTTTAGATAGACCGTCCTAGTCTTTTAGAAATGATTTCTACATCTGAGTCGTCCAGTTTCAACTGGTCGGCTTTTTCATTTAAACAAGCTTCGACAGCTTGGTTGATTTCAAACCATTCTCGTTTTGTAAATTGGCTTCTGAATTTTAGAAATTCGTTTAGTTTTTCTTTCATACCCTCGTCCTACTTTCCATTGCCCTGAGTTCTATCTCATGACTGACTTGAAGAAATAGCTTCTCACACGCTATTTTAGCTTCTCTGTACGTTGTGTTTTCGCTGATGAAGTAATCAGCAAGTTCGATGATTTTATCTTCCATGACCGTCTCCAAAAATCGGTCTTAAGACCGATGTAACCCCTTCAAAAACAGTATATATTTATATTATCCTTAACAAGAAAGGAGCTGATGCAAATTGGCAAAATTTTTGAAGGGGACTGTGGTTCAGTGATTCAGTTTGGCTAGGTAACCAACGCGTTTTTACTGCGAGTGTGACTGCACGGAGCCTGTCGCTGACTATAAGAGGGACTGCAGCTCTGCTTATAGCGGGACTGACAGATAACTACCGAGCGACACTCAAAGACTAGCCAAACCACGTTGATTGCAGTGCTGGACGCATGACCAGCGAAGTTTCAACCAGTTGCTTTACACCGACTGTGAAACCTTATCAAAGTGTGCAAGTCTTGACCTAGTGTAAAGTAGGTTAAGACTTTTTTTATTGCTCAGGAACTTGTGAATCGTTCAAAGAAATCTTAGAATCTAGTTCGTCCACTTTCTCAGCAATATATGTCACGGTCCTCAATATCTCATTGAGGGCTGTTCTTTCTAATTCGTCCATCTTTCTTCTCCTTTCTTTTTCTTTTGCTCTATGAGCAACAACCTGCCAAGGATTCGAACCTTGGTGATACCAATCAGGCTACATTCATTTTGTCCTGCATTCCTACAAATGCTGCATCGAAACGAATATCATCGATTTCATCTTGAGTAAAACCAGAATCGAGAAGGTAACGCTCTTGGCGTTCAATCTCCTCTGCTAACTCTGTCCATCCAAAAGCGAATTGACGGCAGTTAGTACAGAATGTTTCAAGTTGGCTGTAGAGGAAGTTTTCCTCGTAAGTACCTTGGATTAAAGTTTCCTTAGCTACTGCTTTGAAGATGTTGATTGCTTTCTCGTTTAATGTGTTCATGGTGTTTCCCTCCGGTTTGTTATTTCCTTAAGCTTGATTATATTATACTGCGGTTTAACCGCAATGTCAAGTGTTTTTTGCGTTTTTTTCGCAATTTTTTATTTTATTCTTTACTTTTTTGCGTTTTTGCCGTAAAATATACTATATAAGGAGGGGCGGAAATGAAAGTCGAAAATAAAGAAATTTTTGCCAATAATCTAAGTTTTTACATGGAGCAAAAAGGGGTAGACAGAAATACATTATGTGCAGACTTGGATTTAAAATACACTACAGTTCGCGACTGGCTGAAAGGAATAACTTATCCTCGTATTGGTAAAATTGAACTTTTGGCAAACTATTTTAATATAAATAAATCTGACCTTATCGAAAACAAGATTTTTACCGCACAACCGTCAGACTCCCTTTTAGAAGAAATTACAAATACAGCTCGAAAATTAAATACTGACAATAAAAAAATCGTGCTACGGACATCTGAGGAGCTTCTGGAGAGTCAAGAAAACGAAGAAGAAACGAAGATAAACGAAGTATCGGAGAACATCATCAGACTGGACGACTACAGACAGACTACTTACCGACGTGTTACTGGGGTTGTCTCTGCTGGTAGTGGTTCGATACAGGACGACGATTTAGATATGGAGGTTTCGTTCTATGAGGATGAAATCCCAGACGACTACGACGCTATCGCTTATGTCGTCGGCAACTCTATGGAGCCAAAGATAAAGAATGGTGACTATCTTTTTATAAAGAATACCCAACAGGTTGATTATAACACTATCGGCATCTTCCAAGTAGACGGCGCTAACTATGTTAAGAAACTGCGTCAGGGATATCTGGAAAGCTTGAATCCAGATTATGAGGATATACACCTAGACGAAAGCAACGACATCCGAACTATTGGGGAAGTTGTCAGTGTGTATAGAGAGAAATAAAATGAGTAAAGAAAATCCATATTTTGAACAAACCAAACAAAACTACATAGAAGTTGAAAAACTCTATAAACTTGGTAAAGCAAAACATACATCTTCTAAATACCGATTTCTTGCACCAGCAGTTAAAAGACAATCTGAACAATTCTTATTTGAAGCTAAGACTCAAAAAAGAAAATATTGGAAATTCAGTCGTGGCTCTCTGATATTCGTAGAGTTCGGTGTAAATATAGGCGGAGAATTATCAAATAACCATTGGGCTATTGTCTTAGACAAGGTAGATAGTCCCTATAAAAAAACACTCACAGTAATTCCTCTAACATCTAAAAATCAAATAGATACCGTACTCATAGACGAAATCATTGCGGAATATCCTTCTATTTTGCTTGATGAATATATTGAAAAATTACACAAAGAATTATTTGCCTACCTAAAATATTTAGATTCCAATAATGCAATTACTGAAGCTGCCTTATCGGATGTCTACCAAGCTTATACAGAGCAATTTTCAAACGAAATAATTCAACCTAAGATAGTAGACGATGACAACCTTAAACGGACACAATCAGAAATAACTGACATTATTGAATTAACTCAATACTACAAAAAATACATTAAGCGTTCTTATGCCAAGTGTAATAACCTTCAAACAATCAGCAAAGATAGAATTTTAAAGAAAAATAGATTAGATCCAATCGGAAAAATGAAAGTATCTGATAACACATTGGACAAAATTAACGAAAAGTTAAAAGAATTATACCTTTTCTAATCTCTTGACATTTCTTAATAATTATATTACAATACAGCTATTAGGAGTTTAGCTCCATAAAGTTTACATTTGGATTTTAGATCCATAACGTGATGGTAGCCGTATTTGATACGGCTACTTTTCTTTTTATCTAGCAACTGTTTCCATTTTGGAAACAACTCAAAAAAGCCCCACGCTCTCGGTCGGCAAACTTCTGAGCGTGAGGCTAGCAATTACAAGAAAAACTTTTCAAAAGATATTACCTTTTGAGATGTTTTCTTGTACCCATTTTATCATTTTTTAGGAAATTTTGAAAGAGGTACTACTATGATAACAACAAATAAAGTAGCTATATATGTCAGGGTATCGACGACAAACCAGGTTGAGGAGGGATACTCTATAGATGAGCAAAAAGACAAGCTCTCTAGCTACTGCGACATTAAAGACTGGAATGTATATAAAGTATATACTGATGGAGGTTTCTCAGGATCCAATACTGACAGACCAGCGCTAGAAAGTCTTATCAAAGACGCTAAAAAAAGAAAATTTGACACAATTCTAGTCTATAAGCTGGACCGTCTTAGCCGTAGTCAAAAAGACACGCTTCACTTGATTGAGGATGTATTCATCAAGAATGGGATTGAATTTCTGAGCTTGCAGGAGAACTTTGACACCTCTACTCCTTTTGGTAAGGCTATGATTGGACTCTTGAGCGTCTTTGCTCAGCTAGAAAGGGAGCAAATCAAGGAACGCATGCAACTTGGCAAGCTAGGACGTGCCAAATCTGGTAAATCCATGATGTGGGCTAAGACATCCTATGGTTACGATTACCACAAAGAGACAGGCACAGTGACCATCAATCCAGCTCAGGCTCTGACCATTAAGTTTATCTTTGAGAGTTACCTGAGAGGGAGATCTATTACTAAGTTGAGAGATGATCTAAATGAGAAATACCCAAAGCATGTGCCTTGGAGCTATCGGGCGGTCAGAACCATACTCGATAACCCTGTCTATTGTGGTTTCAATCAGTATAAGGGAGAAATTTATCCAGGTAATCATGAGCCGATTATTTCAAAAGAGGAATACGATAAGACTCAATCTGAGCTAAAAATAAGACAAAGAACAGCAGCAGAGAATGTCAATCCTAGACCATTCCAAGCTAAGTACATTTTATCCGGTATCGCCCAATGTGGATATTGTGGCGCTCCTTTAAAAATTATGTTAGGCGTAAAGAGGAAAGATGGGAGCAGGTTAAAAAAATATGAATGCCACCAAAGGCACCCACGAACGCTGAGAGGCGTTACTACCTACAACGACAATAAAAAGTGTGACTCAGGATTTTACTACAAAGACAAGCTAGAGGCCTATGTGCTAAAAGAAATAAGCAAACTACAAGATGACGCTGATTACCTGGACAAAATATTTTCAGGAGACAATGCTGAGACCATAGACCGTGAGAGCTATAAGAAACAAATAGAGGAGCTATCAAAGAAACTGAGCAGACTTAACGATCTATACATAGATGACCGCATTACCCTTGAAGAATTACAGAGCAAGTCAGCCGAATTTATAAGCATGAGGGGGACTCTTGAAACTGAACTAGAAAACGATCCAGCACTCAGGAAGAACAAAAGAAAGGCTGATATGAGGAAACTGCTAAACGCTGAGAAAGTCTTTTCAATGGACTACGAAAATCAAAAGGTGCTTGTTAGAAGGCTTATAAACAAGGTTAAGGTGACAGCTGAGGACATTGTTATCAATTGGAAAATATAA